CCGATGAGCCGCTTCCACCGATGCCTTGGGGACCGAACGCCGCCAGCCTTTCCGCAAGGTCGAGGGAAATGCCGAGGTGGCCGGCCAGCCTCAACGCTTCTGTCGACGCCGCCCCAAGATTTCCGAAGTCGACATGCGACAGGTCTTCGGCCTCGACGCCGGCGCGGGCCGCTGCGTCGGCCAGATCGATGGCCTGCTGCCGGGTCCGGGCGTACATCTCATGCGCTGTGGTAATCGCTCGGTGCAGCCGCTCCGCTTCCGCGGCGGCCTCGGCCTGTCGCGCCGCCAGTTCGCCCGCGCGCTGTTCCTTGATCCCTTCGAGAATGGCAAGCTGGACCGATCTGTTCTGCTGATCGATCAGGGCGGCGGATATGCCATTGTACTTTTCGGCGATGGCGACGATTTCCGCGCGCAGGGTTGCGGTCGCGATGCGCTGCCGATCAACGGAATCGGTCGTTGTGGCCAAATAGCCGTTAAGCTCGGCGACCTTGGCATTGTACTCGGCCCTGAGCTGGATCTGATCCCTGAGAAGATCGACCTGGTACTTTTCGTCGACGCCGAACGTCAGCTTCGAGATCTCGTCCTGCGTCCTTGCGGAGGCTTCGGCTACAGCTCCCAGATGGTCCTTAAGCTCGTCGGCCTCGTCACTCGCCGAGGACAGCCACTGCACCATCGCCGCACCGGCCGCGATCGACCCGATCGTGATCAGGTTGACCGGGCTCAGAAGACTCAGGAACGCGCCCCTCAGGAGCTGCACGGCACCTGTCGCGCCGGCCTGGCCGATCACCTGGGTGATCTGGCTGCCCTGCTGGATCGCGAGCTGCAGCGGGTTCTGCCCCGCCGCCATCATGATGCCGATGTCGTTAAACTGCGCGACCAGGTTGCCGGTGGCGCCGGCCGCGCTGGTGTTCGCGGCCTGAAGGGTGCGCGAGGCCTGTGCAGAGCGGGTCTTGGCCGCGGCGTCGGTATTGGCGGCCGCGGCACTCGACTTGGAGGCGCCCGCCAGTTCGCCTGTGGCGGCCGTCACGCCCTTGATGCCGCGCGCGGCGGTCTCCAGCTCAGCCCGGGCGGCTGCGCTTTCCATCTCCAGAACCATGCGCAGGTTGAGCGTCATCGACCTGCCCCCTCATGGCCGGCGGCGAGAGCGCCCATTTCGATCAGGTAGACCTGCGACCAGAGGACGGGCGTCATGGCGATCCCCGCAAGGTCGAGCCCGGCACGCACCCCGGCATAGTCGAGACCCGCGCGCCGGACCGTTCCGTCGCCGGGGCAGACGTGGCGCCACTGGGTCGCGACCGTGAGAAAGGCCTCCAGCGCCGCCACATGTTCCGCCCAGATGCCGTCTTCGGTGTCATCGCCCTCGTCCGCCTCGAAAACCAGACCCCAGCGTCGGGCGTCATCTTCCGCCTCGTCGCCGGGTCGCCTTTCGCCACCGAGCTCGCCTTTTGCCCAGGCGCGCCCGGCGGCCGTCAGTTTCCCCGCTTGGCCTTCGCCATCGCCTCGGTGTAGGCGCGCACGAGCGCGATCCGGACGAAGGTGATCCCCAGCAGCTGGTCCGTCAGCGCGTCGGAGGGCGGGATCGGCTGGCCGTCGTCGCCGCAGACATCCTCGAAGCGGACGCAGATGGCGCGCAGATAGGCCTCGGTGCCCGCTGGCGTCGCAAGGTCATGGCTGTCGATCTCGTCGGCGGGCAGGACCCGGAACCGGCATTTCAGGGACTGCTCGACGTGGCCGCCATCGACGGGGACCATGACGGGGACGGTGTGGGTGAACTCGGGGTTCTGGACGATCTTGAACATGGCAGCCTCGGTTGGGGATCAGGTTGAACCGGGGGCGCGGGCGCCCCGGGTCATCACGTCAGCGTCAGGGTCCACTGGTCGTTGCCCGCGGTGGGCAGCGGCATCAGGCTCAGCGGCCACTCCTTGATGTCCTGGGCATTCTCCAGCCCCTGCGGGCGCTGCATCTGCGCGGCGGCCGCGGCCAGGGTGGCGATGTTGCCCGCACCCGTGCCGTGGACCAGGTTCACGGCTACGGCCGTCTGGGCGGCGGCGAGCGTGAAGGGGTTGAAGCTGGTCAGCGGCTGGGCCTCGACCTGCGTCTTGATCATGTCCTCGCGCTGGGTGATCAGGATTGCCTCCGCTCCGACCAGGAAGCGGTTCTCGACCTTGTTTCTCAGGTCGAGTTCGAAGGACCGCATGACCATGGCCACCGCGTTGATGGTGAAGGTGGGGGTGTTGGTGGTCGAGACGACCTTGGGCTTCTGGAACGCGGTCAGCGTCGGCGTCGTGCGGGCCTGTTCCGACGGCTGCGTGAACAGCCCGGTGAACTCGAACTCGATGTAGGGGATGCCCTGGGCGTTGATGGTGAACCGGGCCGTACCGCGCGCGCCAAGCAGGACGTAGCGGGTGCTGCCGATCCAGAGGTAGAAGGTTGCCGACTCGTGGCTGTCCGTGATCGGGTTGTAGACGACCGAGGTGGCAGCGTTGATGGTCTGCGCGCAGCCGCAGGCACGCAGGAGCGTCCCCCAGGCCGGCGCAGTCCCGGCGGTGCCCGAAGGGGCCAGTTCCACCTTGAACGACAACTTCGCATGCAACTCGTTCGGGATGGTGCCCTGCGGCCCGAGATAGGGCAGGTCGAGGTCGCGGCCGACATCGGTTCCCTCCATCGGCAGCAGCTTCACGTCGTTCGCCAGGATCGCGTTCGCCGCCGGCGTCGGGACCGCGTCGGTGCCATAGGTGGTCTCGAACTTGGCGAGCAGGATCTTCGAGCGCCAGAGGAGCGGTGCGGGCATCTCAGGCCTCCTTCAGGGTGCGTTTCACGGGCGATTGAACGCGGGGTTCAACGGCTGTTTCGGGGGTCGGTCCAGACGCCACAGGCGCGGTCGGGGGCTCATCGAGCCGCAGGCTTCCGTCTGCCAGGCGCGTGTAGGCACCACCGCCGGACGGCAGGGACGTCTTGGGGTCGCTCATGTCTCGATCCTCAGCTGGTCGCCGATGGCGAAGTCGATCTGGTAGATCAGGGTGCCTGCGGCCATGTTCACGACCTGGCCCCGGACCAGGCGGAAGACGCCGGTCACGCCCTCGGGCGCCCATCCGCACAGCGCATGGATCACCTCCGTACGCACGGCATCGAAGAGGTCGAGCGCGCGGGCGCCCGTGCCCTGGACATTCCGGAAGGTCAGGAAGACCGCGATGGTCTCGTCAAACGCCTGGCGGAACAGCCCCGCACCGGCATCCGGCGCGCCGCCGGCCAGGCCCGAGGAAATCACGTTCGCGGCCGGTGTGTGCTGGGGCAGTTGGTTCTGCTGCATCAACTGGACGAGGCTCGCCGCGCCCTCCACGCGGTTCTCGAGGGTGCCGACCTCTTCCTTCAGGCGCCGGATGACGTCGTCGGCCAGCATCAGATGAACCCCGTCATGTTGTCCTGGGTCAGCTGGCGGTCACGGTCGGTGATCCGGGCGCCCGATCCGGCGACGTTCGGGGCCTCCAGGCCAGCGGCCGTCAGAGCGACGACGCCCGCGCTGATGTCGCGCAGCGCGCCCAGGGCGGCCTTGTAGTCAGCTTCGACCTTCGGATCGGGCTGGTGGGTGTGGAGGTTGTAGAAGACGAGGTCGCCCGCGACCTTGGCGAGAAGCGGCTGTTCCACGGTCAGCGGCAGCTGGTACCGGCGCGCGAGGTAGCCATCGATGGTCGCGTCGGCGTCGGCGATCGCGCGGTCGACCGTCGCATCGTCGATCACCCCGGTCGCGAACTGGCCCCGATCGGTCAATGCCACCAGGGCAGGCTCTCCGAAACGATCGATCAGTTGCTGAAGGGTGATGTAGGGCATCGGGTCCTCTGGTGGTTCGGGTGGGGGCCTTCCAGCCCCCCTGTCCGCCGGTGTCCCTCATTCCGCATGCGGCCAGGGCTTCGTCATGTCGGGGCTGCGGCGGCTTCCCCTGGTATTCCGTTCGTGGCGGCCGGGATCAGCCGGGCCAGACGCAGGTCAGTTCCGGATCGGCCTTCAGGCGCGCGATGTCGACGTCGCTCAGGTCGTCGACCGGGATCTCGACCGGCTCAGGCCCGAAGTGCCGACCGGCACGCCAGCGACCCTTGGCCGGACCCTTCACAGAGACGACGGCGACGCCTCGGGAAGGCCGCGCCGGGGGCTTTGGTTCCACCGGCGCCGCAGCTGCGGCTGCCGGCACGGGCGCGGCGCCGGTGGCCTCCGGCCCCTGGGGGGCAGCCGGATCGGGTTTGGCCTGCGCCGGGGTCGCGGGCTTGGCGGCAAATGCCACAGCGGGTTTCGGTTTCGCCATCGGAGGTCCCCTGCAAGGTTTCGAGTGATCGAGAAAGGGGGCGGCGGATCAGAAAGTCGGGCCGCCCCCTCAGCTGAATCACGCGCCCGGGCTCAGGCGAGCCACGGCACGACGAGAAGCTCGGCCGTGCCCTTCCATTCGTTGGTCTCGCCGCCGGTCGCGTATTCCGAGTTCAAGATCTTCCGACCCGCGCTTTCCAGCGACGGCGGCACGACCAGGAGGTTCGGCACGAGGCCCAGCGGACGCGCGCCGTCACCCTTCATCGCCATCAGGGCGGCGCGGGCGGTGGCGTAGTTCGCAGCGTTCAGGGTCTGCTTCGACCCCCAGGCCATCTGCGGCAGGCCGTAGCCCACGTTGCAGCGCAGATCCGCACCATAGACGAAGCGGCGCTGGCTGAAGACGTTGTCATCGGCCTCCTTGTCCTTCGACACGAAGGTCGCGGCCTTGCGCTCCTGGTAGATGATCGGCTTCACCGACTGGTTGGTGCACAGGAGGAACCACGGGGTGCCCCCACCGCCGTCGGTATTGGCATAGGTGCCGGTCGTGCCATCGGCCAGGACGATCGGGTGATCGGTGTCGAAGAAGAACTGGCCGTCGAAGCAGTTGGTCGCGAAGCCGTTCTTCAGCGCATCCCAGACCAGCTGCTCGGGGAAGGCCGCCGCGGCTTCGCCGA